GGTAATGCTATTAAATATATTTGCAGAGCCGGTCACAAGACTCCTTGGACGAAAGCGAAGGACCTTGAGAAAGCTATCCATTATCTTGAAAATGAACTCAAACACACTGCACTGCACCACCCAATCACTTTCCGATCAGGCGATCCAGTTCCGAACAGCGTATGGGATGACGAATGGGATTGGGAATCGGACTATGCAACGAGCTTTGATCGATGAAGAGTGCCAAGAGTTCAAGTACGCATGTGACAACGAAGGCTACGAAGAAGAACTGAAAGAACTAGCAGACCTTGTATATGTCTGCTTTCAATACGCTGAGAATATGGAATGGGATCTAGAGGAAGCACTTGATCGAGTCCATAAATCAAATATGTCGAAGCTTGGCTTAGATGGGAAACCTATCCGTCGAGCTGACGGCAAGGTCCTGAAGGGACCGAACTATGTACCACCTAATTTGACTGATCTTGTAAATGGCTGAACTTATCTCTAGAACTGGACGTGTCCAATCGTGGATGGATGATCCCGATGGACGTCTACCCGTGTCGTGCACGGTGTTTGTTGTAGACAATGAAATGGAGGGACCTAATGGAATCGAAGCATCTTGGAGATTTGCGTCTCACGCTTTACGAAACGGCGCAGGAGTTGCTATCCATCTATCGCGACTTGACGCCAAAGGATACGAGAGACCGTCTGGCGTCGTTGCGAGTGGTCCTGTATCATTTGGACGAATCTACTCGGCTCTTAACGAAACTCTCCGCAGAGGGGGAAAATACAAAAACGGAGCAATAGTTCTACACCTTGATGCAAACCATCCTGACCTTGAAGACTTCATCACTTCTCCTCGTGAGCAACTGGCATGGGTAAAGCGTTGTGTCAACATCACTGAAGATTGGTGGGAGAACCTGGACATCATTGTCCGACAGAAACTACTACAAGGAATCAAAGCTGGTGATATCTGGCTGAACAAAGTTAAATATGAAGGAACTAAACGAGTTCGAGGTAACGTCTGTCTCGAGGTATACCTACCCAGTAGAGGAACTTGTCTCCTACAGCATGTTAATCTTGGAGCCTGTGAATTCGACGATATCCCAAGTGCTTACCGTGAAGGGATGTCGCAACTTTGCGATCTTCATGGGCGAACAGGTGTTGGAGAGACTGGAGAGTACCTCCCTAGCTCCACAGATAGACAAGTTGGACTTGGAGTGCTGGGTCTCGCAAACCTCTTACGCCGGTACGGTGTCACTTACGAACAATTCGGACGGGCTCTCAATCAATTCAATGCTGGAGTAGAGAAAGCAACTGTTGCTTATACGTTGGTCAAAAAGATCAATGAGGGCATCCAGGAGGCGTCTGCGATCGCCCTCCGTAACGGTATGGTCCGAGCCTTCGCAATTGCTCCCACAGCGTCTTGTAGCTACCGCTCACAGGACCTGGATGGATTTACCTGTACTCCAGAAATCGCACCACCTATTGCACGGACAGTTGACCGTGACTCTGGCACCTTTGGTGTCCAAACATTCAACTATGGTGATGTAGAAATTGCATCAGAAGTTGGATGGGAAAACTATAAGCGTGTTGCAGATGGGATCATGACTCTGTACTCACGCAGTGGACTTCTTCACGGATACTCTTTCAATTGGTGGTCTGATCTGACTGTTATGAATGAAGAGTTCATCGAAGAGTGGCTTAGGTCTCCACAAACCTCTCTTTATTACAGTCTCCAAGTAATGGGTGATGTACAAGATAAGTCTAATGCGTATGCTGCTCTAGAGGAGGCTGAAGTTGATGATTATCTTGCCAGCCTATTTGAGGAGTCTGAAGTTGAACCTCAATGTGATTGTGCAGAATGAACCCTTATCAAAAACTAATGGCGCGGAAGCGCAAATGGACACCAGTGAAACCTACTGCTGGTATTTGCAAAGAAGGCGCGGAGGAGACAATCCACCGTGCTCTTGCATTGAGACATATGGAACTACCTGTGGGAGATTTTATTACTGATGCTCTCACCACTGACGTACCAGAAGTCTCCCGAGAGTTACTCGTCTCTAATGTACGGGATGAAGAAAACCACGACTTGGCACTTGGTTACATCGCCGATGCTTACGGCGTTGATGAAAAGGCTGAGAAAGAAGCCATGGCGCTCAGAAAGGCGTGGGTGTCGCATCCAGATCACACGATCCTCAAAGCAATGGTTGCCGAACGTGCGATTTTCTTTGTTCTACTCCCGTTCTTTCGATTTAATGGTGACGCTGCAATGCGTACAACCTCAGCGGATATAAGCCGTGATGAACAAATTCATGTTGCAACCAATAGTTTGGTTTGTCGGGAGCTGGGGCTTGATATCTCTCCTAGTCTTGATAAGCTCCGCAAAGCGACTATCAATTGGGTGATGCAACCTCTTAAGGTTGGAGCATCCGATAAATATTTGGACAAAAAATTTTGGCTGGATTCTAGTGATCGCTTGATGTATGAAGGTAAAGCTCCAGAGCTGAATGCCACACAAGCAGGAAGAATGCCAGCGTTTTTCGAGCATTCTAATGTCAACCTCCCTCAGTATGCTTGAGACCTTGGGCATGGAACATCATGCCATGGTCAAAGAGCTAGAAGAAAAGTTTCCACCGCTTACACCTACACCTGGCGATACAATCGAACAAATTATGTATCGATCAGGTCAACGTTCAGTAGTTGAATGGCTTCTTGAACGTATTGACTGATTATTTATTAATTTATTATTATGACTGCATTCCAAGCAATCAGCGAGGCTGTTAAGCAGGCCAAAAATAAAGGAACAAAGTACACTCCCAAGTAAGTCTCAAGCTGCACGTACTGCATCTAACATTAAAGCCACTAAAGATATGGCAGCGAAGGTACGTGGTAGCAAGCCTACGGAACTTGCTGTAGAACGTAATAAATATAAAAACAAAACTCGTAAGAGGCCAAGTATTCCTAAGCTTCCTAAATTGAACCTTCCAGGTGGTGGTATGACAACTAAAAAGATTGCCAAACCAAGTGGTCGTCCGGGAAAGATCAAGGACTACACACCTGTAAGCGATTATTCAAAAACATACAAGAATCGTACTCCTAGACGTCCGAAGTAATGAAAGCTAAACAAAGATATGATGTTCTCCAAAGTGACCGCCAACAGTTTCTAGACAAAGCATGGGAAGCTTCGCAGCTTACTCTTCCATATCTTATTCGTCGTGATGATGAGTACACTAAAGGAGCTAAAGTTCTCAAGACTCCATGGCAATCAGTTGGTGCAAAAGGTGTAGTCACCTTGGCGTCAAAGCTGATGCTTGCTCTCCTTCCACCTCAGACAACATTCTTTAAGTTGCAAGTGGATGAGTCAGGTATACCGCCTGGTCTTTTTGAGCAGAATCCTAGTGTAAAGACAGAGATGGATACTTCTTTTGCAAAGATCGAGCGAACGATTATGGAATCTATTGCAGCTTCTGATGATCGCGTTGTAGTACACCAAGCACTTAAGCATTTGGTTGTTGCTGGTAATGCTCTGATCTTTATGAATAAGAATCAGCTGAAGCTTTACCCTTTAAATCGCTATGTTGTAGAACGTGATGGTAACGGTAATGTTGTAGAGATCGTCACTCGTGAATCAGTCAGTAAAAAATTGATCGAAAAATTTTTACCTGATTACAAACCAAACCATGTTGCTGATGAATACGAAACCAGTCCTGGTGAGTGTGACGTATACACGCATGTCAAACGAGACAACAATCGTGTAACGTGGTACCAAGAGGTTTATGGAAAAGTTATTCCTAGCAGCTACGGTAAGTCTCCGCTTGATAAAAACCCGTGGCTACCACTACGTTTTAATTATGTAGACGGTGAAGCTTATGGACGTGGCCGTGTTGAAGAGTTTATGGGTGATCTTAAGTCGCTTGAATCACTCTCTCAGGCCCTCGTAGAAGGCTCTGCAGCAGCTGCAAAAGTCGTGTTTGTAGTATCACCCTCAAGCACAACTAAACCAGCCACGCTGGCCGCTGCAGGTAACGGTGCAATCGTTCAAGGTAGACCTGATGACATCGGTGTAGTTCAAGTAGGTAAGACTGCTGACTTCCGTACAGCTTTTGAACAATCACAAGTCTTCGAGAAAAGATTGAGTGAAGCATTCCTCGTTATGAACGTACGTGATTCAGAACGTACTACTGCTGAGGAAGTACGCATGACACAGCAGGAACTTGAATCACAGCTAGGTGGATTGTTCAGCCTGCTGACTGTCGAGTTCCTTGTTCCATATCTAAGCCGCAAACTTGATCAGCTACAGAAATCTCGTGCTATTCCTAAGCTGCCAAACGATCTAGTTAAACCTACGATTGTTGCTGGTATTAATGCTCTTGGTCGTGGTGCAGATCGTGAAAGCCTTAGTGAGTTTCTGCAGACCTTGTCACAAAGTATGGGGCCAGATGCACTGCAGACTTATATTAATCCTGAAGAGGTGATTCGTCGCCTCGCAGGTTCTATGGGTATTGATCAACTTGGTCTCGTTAAAGGTATGGATCAAGTTAAGCAAGAACGACAAGAGCAAATGCAACAGCAGGCTTCTATGGATCAAGACCTGGCACTTACTAAACAAGCAGCACAACTCCAACAACTACCAAATGACCCAAGCCAAACCAGTCCGCCCACAGAAGAAGGCGGGAACCAACTCCCCCCGCAAGCCGGTCAAGAAGGCGGAGAACCTCCAGCCCCTGGAGGAATCGAAGGAGGTTAAAAACCTTTCAATGAAAGACAGGCGATACCTCAACAATCAAACTAATAAATACAAACGCCAACCTAAAGTAGGTACACCAACTCTTGGTCGGAGTACTGCTTATGTAACTGAGGTTGGTCTTGGCAATCTCCACTCCAGCACAGCATATGACAACACTGACCTATCAGCCTGACCAGGGACAACCTGAATTCTCTGAAGAGGAACTTAACTCAATCCAAGTTGGCGAACAACTTGAACAAGAACAGCAGCAACTGCTCGCTGGTAAATATCAATCAGCTGAACAACTTGAGCAAGCCTATCTTGAATTACAACAGAAGTTTGGGTCTAATCAAACTGAGCAGTCTGATGAGGTAGAAGCTACTGATCAACCTGAAGAGCAAGAAGCTGACATTGATTTGATGGAAGCTTTGTGGCAGCAGTCACAGTCTGAGTATGACGAATCTACTCTCGAAGCTCTTCGTGATAGTGATCCAGCAGATATTGCTCAAGCCTATCTCGATTATCGTGCTGAGAACCAGCCACATGAACTGACATCTGACGAAACCAACAGTCTCTATGACGTAGTTGGTGGTCAAGAACAGTACACCAATATGCTTCGCTGGGCAGCGGAAAACTGTGATGAGCAGACTATCGAAATGTACGATGCTGTCATGGCTAAAGGTAATCTTGAGTCATGTTTCTTTGCTGTGCAAGCAATGGCTTTCCGCATGGCTGAACTAGAAGGTTGGCAGCCTGACGATTTCTTGTCAGGTCGTACACCAGTACAGACAGCTGATGTATTCAGAAGTCAAGCTGAAGTTGTAGAAGCTATGAGTGATCCTCGTTACGATAGGGATCCTGCATATCGCCAGGACATTATGAATAAACTAGAACGTTCTACTGAACTTATGTACTAATGGATTACAAAAAGAACACTCCAGAATACAAGGCTTACAAGCAAGGAAAAAAGAAAGGTAAGAAGGGATCTGGTATTAACAAGTTTCTTTCTAGTGGTGGCCTAGGTCTAGCTGGTCTTCTTATCTCTTCGGTGATGAAAGATGGCAAAAAACGTTAGCCTTAAAATTGGTGAACATAAATCACGCTCTGGAGGTTTGACCAAAGAAGGGCGTGAAAAATATAATCGTGAAACTGGATCTAATCTGAAACCCCCTCAGCCTGAAGGTGGTCCACGAAAGAAATCATTCTGTGCTCGAATGAGCGGAGTCAAAGGTCCAATGAAAAAGAACGGTAAGCCAACCCGTAAAGCTTTGGCACTACGTAAATGGAAATGCTAACTATGGCTCACAAAGGAAAAGGATCCTGCAAAGGAGGTAAAGGTGGCTACAAAAAGTAAGTCAAAAGCTATTAAGCAACGCCTTGATCCTTCCTGTTGGAAGGGCTACAGGAAATCTGGTACCAAAGTTAAAGGTGGTACCCGTGTAAACAACTGCGTAAAAATTAAAAAGTAAATGACCACCACTACAGAAGACGGAGGACGCTATAACGTCTTCGCTAAAGAACCACCTATGACTATTATGGACGTAACTGAAACTCACAATGAAAAGGCTGAGAAGCTTAATGGTCGTCTTGCAATGCTTGGCATCATGGCTGCTCTGGGCGCTTATGCAATCACTGGACAAATCATTCCTGGTATTTGGTAATGTACAAACAAGGGCAGAAATCTTCTAAGCAATCGCCCAAGAAAAAAGCTAAACTTATGGCTGCTATTGGTAATCCAATTCTTGGTAACTCAAGAAAAAATAAGTCCATGAAAATCAAATCCCATCAACCTAATTCTAATTATGGCATTTAACCCTGAAGCAACAAAGAAAAAAGAAAAACTTGTAAAGAAGAACAAGGCGATTCAACGTACTAATAAACTCAAAACAGGTATGAAAGCATTGAAAGGCGTGAAAGCTATTTCCAATGCACTTGGTACGAGTCCTACAGATACTCCTGATGTCAACACTACTTATGAAGAGGAATACATTATCGACGATAATGGTGTGGGCTCTCTTCAGAAGAAGAAGTACTAATTAATTGCGGTGGGTGGGAGGTTCAGTAATTAATTTAATCCCGCTATGTCTGCAACTACTATGCAGCAGAAGTCTTCTACATGGGAGGACTTCTGTTCGTGGGTGACGTCCACTAACAACCGTCTATACGTTGGCTGGTTTGGTGTCCTAATGATTCCAACACTACTAGCCGCTACTACTTGTTTTATTATGGCGTTTATCGCAGCGCCACCTGTTGATATTGATGGAATCAGAGAACCTGTATCGGGCTCGTTGTTGTATGGAAACAACATCATTTCAGGAGCCGTCGTTCCGAGCAGCAATGCCATCGGACTACACTTCTACCCAATTTGGGAAGCTAATACACTTGATGAATGGCTCTACAACGGGGGTCCATATCAACTCGTCGTTTTCCACTTCCTCATTGGTGTCTTTTCTTACATGGGACGAGAATGGGAACTTAGCTATCGACTAGGGATGCGTCCCTGGATCTTCGTAGCTTATTCCGCTCCTGTTGCTGCAGCTACTGCAGTGTTCCTTGTTTATCCGTTTGGTCAGGGTTCTTTCTCTGACGGTATGCCACTAGGTATCAGTGGAACATTTAACTATATGCTTGTCTTCCAAGCGGAGCACAACATCCTTATGCACCCCTTCCATATGCTCGGCGTTGCTGGTGTATTTGGTGGCGCTTTGTTTAGTGCTATGCACGGAAGTCTCGTCACGTCCTCCCTTATTCGGGAGACTACCGAAACGATCTCGCAGAATTATGGATACAAGTTTGGTCAAGAGGAAGAGACTTACAACATCGTTGCCGCACACGGATACTTTGGTCGCTTGATCTTTCAATATGCATCTTTTAATAATTCTAGATCGCTTCATTTCTTCCTCGCTGCATGGCCAGTCGTGGGAATCTGGTTTGCCGCTCTCGGCGTCAGCACCATGGCTTTCAACCTCAACGGATTTAACTTCAATCAATCCATTGTTGAGAGTCAAGGTCATGTTGTAGACACGTGGGCTG